TTTTTTTTTTTTTTTTTTTTTTTTTTTTTTTTTTTTTTTTTTTTTTTTTTTTTTTTTTTTTTTTTTTTTTTTTTTCTCATGCATTAAGAGAAAACAACCACACAACTTCAATAATTCGACGCAACAGCGTCCTCTTCCCAAAGACTACGGAAATGAGCGAAGGACAACAAAGCGGTTGCCACAGCATCCGCCACTCCCTTCACGGCTTCCGCCGCAACAGCGTACCTTTCCGCGACCAACTTGGGCAACAGAACTGTCTTCGCACAATTCAGATACGGACCCATCGAATCCACGGCACTGACATACCTCTCTCGCCACTGCGGATCATCCGCTGAGATTGACATCGACCAACGCTCAATTCTCTTAACCGGGTCTGGCACAAAATGCACCAATCGATTGAACTGATCAATAATCACAAAGTTCGAGGCAAAGTACGGCGAATCAGTCACATAGGTCTTAGCACCCAAATTGAAAACCTCAGCGAGAATGACCACTGCATCGTCAACATGAGCCACATGTTTGACACACAACAAGCAATCATCCCCAATGAAGATTGCCCACAGAACCTCAGTTGCACGGTACGCGTACGACACACTCATTGCGTTCAGAGCCACGTTACCGAAAGACGTGGTACCATCACCCGACTTCCTCTGATACAAGACGTGTAACGACAAACCCAGCGCAACGCAGCGCACTGAACACTCGACATGCCCGTCAACCCAACGCGCAAGGAACTCCTCGTTCATACCAAGCATACGAAACATTAACTCCTCAAGAACAAAGACGAACCTCCCTTGTGACTTATCATACTTGCTAAAATCATTCTCGAGATACTTGACAGAAGTATCACCGAAAGGATGTATCCCGCGTACGAATGCCTCCATATCACGTGTATCTTTTAACAGATTTACGTGATAATTTGGCTTCAGTAACGCCAGGAAACGACGCACCATGACTCGAAAAATTGAGCTATACAGAGCAGACAGAGCCTTCTCATGATACACAATCACTTGTGGCTCGGTACGTGAATCCAAAGGCTTCTTTGAAAGCGAAGGCTTAACGTCTGCCTTCAGCATAGCCAGGTAATCACCAACTTCCATCTGACCCAACGCCTGAGACTGTTTTTCCAACTCAACACGCACAGCCGTGATTTTCTCCGGTGAGCTCTGCGTTGCCCACTCTCTAAACGCACCTTCCTCCAACCCGACTAGATCTCTCTGGTACCCCTTGATCAAATCTCGGGCCCCAGAATGACAAGCCACCTCCAAGAAGTTCTCCCACACTGTGATTGCCATCGCGGCATCATCCTGAG